GCAACTCCGATGCCTCATCGTTTCTTTGGATTATCCATGTACGACTTAATTGGTGATATCCAGGAAATCAAAACTACCTTACTAAGACAAATCTTAAACAACGCCTATCTCCAAAACAACTCTCGATTAGTAGTCCAGGACTCCATGGCGAATATAGATGATCTGTTAGTGTCTCGCCCTGGTGGTATTGTTCGAGTGAAATCACCGGATGCTGTCAAACCCCTGGCAACCCCTAACTTCATTAATGAAGGCCTAGCCATGATAGGTAAGATTGATGAAATCAGAGAAGCACGATCAGGTGTCTCCAAAGTTCAAATGGGATTAGATGCCGATCAAATTAATAAATCTCATACAACAGCTGTTAGTTCAAACTTAATGATGAACGCCTCTACACAAAGAATTGAGATGATAGCTCGTAACTTTGCTGATGGTGTTAAAAAATTATTCCAGGGATTATTAACTTTGATTTGTACTCACCAGGATCACGAAAGAATTATTAAATTAAGAGGAAAGTTTGTACCGATTAATCCTAGAGAATGGGTAGATCGATACAACGCCACTGTTGTTGTAGGACTGGGTACAGGATCACAAGATCAACGCCTGGATGTTTTAACTAGAATTTTAAATGTTCAAGAAAAATTAATATCTCGTGGTGGTATGGGTCTCGTAGATACACAAAAAATCTACAATACGATTGAACGATACCTGGAGAATGCTGGATACAAAGATGCCAACCAGTTCTTTAATAACCCGGCAACACAACCTCCCAAACAACCTATGCCGAAAAAACCTGATCCAGCCATGGCTCTAGCTCAACAAGAGCTAATGATGAAACAAGCTAAAGAAAGAGCTGAGTTACAGTTAAAGGCCCAAAAGCAACAAACAGACGCTCAATTAAAAGCTACAAAAATGAGACAAGATGATCAACTCAAAAGAGAAAGATTAGACTTAGATCAACAACGCCTGGCAACAGAAGTGATTAGAGATCAGAATTTAGAAAGTTATCAAAAAGAAAAATTAGCATCACAAATTGTGAATGAACAAAATAGAGAACAATTAGAAAACGAAAAATTAGCAAAGGATATATTAAGAGGTAAATAATGTTTCAACCCTTTTTTAAAAAAAAGACATACCAAGATGTCATCCAAAGTAGAATAAATAATGAACCGACATACAACACTAACTCTGCTGGTATGTATCGTAATCCTTATTTTGATTTAAGAACCCAACAAGAACTAGCTGGTGAACTTGATCCGACTGCAAACTATCCTAATCCAGTCTTTCAACCGACAGTAACAGAAAGCACCCCCGAAGATCCTTATGCGTGTCCGATTGGTCAAACGTATGATCCAGTCTTAGGTCAATGTGTTGATATAGTCGAAAACAATGATGACGATAATGAAAACCCAGAACTTCCTTATCAAGGTGTAGGAACAGTTTTTAGTCCTGAACAAAATGCCTTTGCTAATTTAGGTTTGGGTGCGGAGGGATTAACAGCAGATACAGCAAAATCATACTATGGATCAGGTGAAATAAATCCTTATGGAACAGGATTAGGTGGTTTAATTAAAAGATTTACTCCTCTTGGCCAATATTCAGTATTTAGAGATGTAAATACTCTTGTAAATGCCGGTGTACTTAATAAAGCAAATGATGGAACACTAACTTTTGCAAAAGGTGGTAATTTAGCCCTAGCACAAGCAAACCAAAAATTTGAACAAGACCTTGCAAGAAAACAAGGATTAAACCTCGATGCAAAAGCTGATAATCCTTACGAAGATCAGTATGGTAATGAAATATATATGGTTCAAAGTAGAGGTGACAAAGCTGATGACATGGGTGATGTTTATAAAAACCTTCAAGGAGTCAGTTCACAACCATTCCAGTCAAATTACGGAGCTACCACAATAAAATCTTATTCAAATAATTCTGGAGATACATCTGGCGGTAGATCAATGCAAAACTTTAATAGAAGGCAAGAGCAAAAAAAATATCAAAACACAGCACAAACTGGTGCAAAGTCTGGTTATAGATACGGATTATAATGGTAGATAAAGAAAAAGAAATTCAACGAGGCCATAGAGCTAAACAAATTTTAGAAGACGAGATTTTTATCGAGTCTGTAAACAAAATTCGTACTGAGTTAATGAACCAATGGTTAAACTCAGATGAAACCAGTTCAGAACAAAGGGAAAACATTTTTCGCATGAGAAGAATGTTAGAAGTTGTTTTGATGCAACTCCAGTCTGTCTTAGAGACTGGCAAGTTAGCAACCAAAGAAAAACAATCTCAATAAATTAAGGAGAGACAATGGCAGAACAACCAGCAATGGACTCTGCAACTGATAATTCTGTAGAACAGAAACCAGTTGAACAGAAAATATACAAAAGCGAACATGATGCAGTCGATGACATGAAGACCCTTTTAGGTTTACAAGAAAAACCAAGTGAACCTGAAGCCACAAGGACTCATGAAGTCGAGAGTGAAGTGTCCAACCCAGAGGAAAGCGACTCTACAAAGAACAACGAAGACCTCGGAGAAGATGCAGAGCTTATCAACCTACTAGACGAAGAAGAACCTAATGAAAGTAACGAGGAGTTAATCGACTTAGATGGCGAAAAACTAACCTTAGAAGAAATCAAAAAGGAACGACTCCGACAGAAGGATTATACTCAGAAGACACAGAAATTAGCTGAAGAGAGAAAAGAAATTGACTCACTAAAAGCTAGTTTGTCCAAAGAGTACGATGTGGCTAAGCAACAAAGAGATTATTACCAACAACAACTCCAGGTATTAACTCAACATTTACAACAGGCAGATAACCAGGTAGATCTCGATAGACTCTATCAAGAAAATCCAGCTGAATATGTCCGATTAAAAGCTGAACAGGATAAACGTAGAGAAGCTCTACAAGTTGCTCAACAAGAACAACAACGTATCCAGGCTGAAAAACAGCAAGAGCAAGAAAAGACATATAACCAGTATTTGGAAAAAGAAAGACAGATCTTATCTGAAAAACTTCCTTTGTATGCTGATAAAGAAAAAGGTCAAAACCTTAGAAAAGAACTTGTGAATTATGCGAAAGAACAGGGATACAGCCCAGAAGAGATTTCAATGCTGGTCGATCATCGAGCAGTTATAATGCTCTACAATGCGTATCGCTACGACAAACTGAAAAAAGCAAACTTACAATCCAAGAAAGTTTCTAAGAAACCTAAAATTATTAGCACGACAAATAAAACTGTTGACGCACAACCTGAAGGTAATCGTAGGTTTAAATCTCAAATGGACAAGCTCAAGAAGTCAGGAAACATCAACGATGCAAAATCTGTCTTCGAAGAGATGATTAAACACAAAGCAATATAATAGAAAGGAAAATATCAAATGGCCGTTCCAACAAACACATTTGAATCATTTGATTCCAATTCTATAAAAGAGTCGTTTGAGGATATTATTTACAACATCGCTCCAGCCGACACCCCTTTTATGTCAGGAATTGGTAAGATCAATGTACCACAAACATTACATGAGTGGTCAGTAGACGCTCTCGCAGACGCTGGTGCAAACGCACAAGTCGAAGGTGACGACTACACAGCTGGTTCAAGATCAGCAACTGTAAAACTTAACAACAGAACACAAATCTCAGCAAAAGCTGTAGCAGTATCAGGAACCATTGAAACAGTCGACCAGGCTGGTAAAGGTTCTGAACTTGCTTATCAATTATCAAAAGCTGGTAAAGAGCTTAAAAAAGATATTGAAAGAGCTATGGTTGGAGTTGAAAATGCAAAAGCATCTGGTTCTTCAGGTACAGCTCGTGAGAGTGCATCTTTAGGAACCTGGTATGGTGGTAACATCCCTGGTACTTCAACTTCTGCTGGTAACTTCTCAGTAGGTGGTACACCATCTGCAAACCCAGCTGGTACTGGTGCAACAGCAATCGCTGGTGGTACTAACAGAACTTATACTGAAGCTCTACTTAAAGCTGGTGTACTAAAAGCTTATCAGCTTGGTGGTAACCCAGAAGTAGTGATGATGACTCCAGCTCATAAGCAATTAGCTTCTGCTTTCACAGGCGTAAGCACAGCTTATAGAGATGCTTCATCCATGTCAGTTATTGGTGCTGTAGATATCTATGTGTCAGACTTTGGCGAATTATCATTCGTACCAAACAGACTACAGAACGCAAACAGAGTAGACATCTTACAGATGGATACCTGGGCGATGGGAACACTAAGACCTTTCCAGACCAAAGAATTAGCATCTTCTGGTGATAACGAGAAGAGACTTTTGCTTTGCGAATGGACATTGGTGGCCCACTCACCAAATGCCAACTACGGCATATTTAATTTGACTGCATAATTATTTATCTATCGAGGGGGTTTTATACCCCCTCATTCATTTTCATATAGGAGCAACAATGTTTAAAAAATCTATTTACAAAAGAGGTAGTCATAAAGGCAAAAGCAATTTGACTATGACCAAAGGCGATGGAAAAGAAGTTTCTATGGCTAAAGGTGGTGACAGATTTTTCCAGATGGGCAAAAAGAGAATTGCTAATCAAGGTCTAGCTGTCATGGATACAATCGACAAGGAAATCGCAAACGCAATTAAATCATAATGACAAAAAAACTAAGCATTGATGTAGGGTCAGAAGTTATTAAGTCTAAAATTCACTTAGACGAGGGAGAGAAAAAAATACACATTGAAGACTCCCAGGATGTCTCAGAAATTTTAAGCAACAATAAAAGAGATGCTATCGATCAAGCTTACAAGATGAGAGGATTTCAAGATGCTAAAATGTATAAAGTGGCATCTATTCCTTTAATTGTCGTTCAGCAACTTGCCCAAAAAGGCATTATGTATCCAAATGGTGCGATCAAAGATAAAGAACGCATGAAGAAGTGGTTAAACGACCCGGACAATAAAAATTTTAGAATTTACCAAGGTAAACTGTAATGGCTATCACCAATTTCACTAACTTAAAAACAACAATCGCTAATTATCTGAATAGAGATGA